CGCGATATTAGCGAGGAACTGAGCCTGCTGGTAGGGGTAGCCACGCTCTTGCAGGAACTGTTGATAGAGAGCCGTGTCTTGAGCCTGCTGTGTCTGTTGACCCAGTGTACCAGCCTGAATTTGAGCCTGAGCGCCCTGAAGGGCAGCCGCCTGAGCACCCGTGCCAAGGCCTGCAACCTGCTGACCAGCCTGAAGCTGACGAGCCAAGTCCTGAGCAATAACGCCCTGCTGACCCTGAGCTGTCTGCACAGCCTGTTGATAACCCTGTTGATAAATAGGAGCGAGAGCCTGCGCTGTCGCAAGTCCCTGCTGTCCCTGAAGATATGCGCGCTGAATGCCTGCGCGATCACCACCAAAAGCACCGCTTTTGATTGCCTCGGCCTGCTGCTGCGAGAGCTGTTGACCCTGCTGTTGGCGAAGTGCGGCCTCTGTAGCCCCGGCAACATATTGCGTATAGGGGTTCTGGTAGTAGCCAATTTGCCTCTGGGTCAGAGGCCCAACGGCCTGCGCGCCGCTCAGTGTCAGGCCAGTGCCAACGCCAAAGTAGGGCTGTGCGGTCTGAGAATACTGATTGGTTGCTTCGATGCCAGCTTGCTGTGTCGGGTTTAGACCAGCGACGAACTCGCCGCCGTATTGCTGGAATGGTGTGGTGGCAGCTTGTTCAGCACGAGCGTTGACCGCATTATACCGCGCCAGAACCTCTGGTGGGATTTCGGTCTTCGTGGTTGTAGTCTGAGTTCCGCCACCGCACATATTAGCGTTCCTTTACCGACCCGGTTCCGGGTGTCGCGCCATAGAGAAAGAACATCCCTGATGGCTTGCCAAATTGGCGCTCGTACAGTCGGGTCTTAGCCTCCAATCGGTCATTCGACAGAATACCAATCATCAAGGGAATCCCTAACTGGTCAGCGACCCGCTTTGAAAACTCACACAACCGACGACCGCGATGCGCTCGACTGTTTCGGAAGTCTGGGTGAATAAAAATACCCTTTTCCTCCAGAACCTTTTCAGAACTATACCACATAGCTCCGGTCCTGAGTAGGACCGCGCCTTCAATTTGGCCCCCTGCTGCGCCAATGACACCAACAATACCACCCTCTTGGTGCAGCGCCGCCCAAATCTCCGCTAGGATTTTTTGGGGGTCATAATCAACGAAAGCCAGCTCTTGGCTGGCGTTCATAGCTAGGTCCATCAATTGATGGATGTCGTCAGGCGTACCAACTCGAATATCCAAGTCGTCAAACATTAAGAAACCCCCTAAGTTCTTAATCTTTCTTCGGGCCGGGAAGCTTTTTCAGCGTCTCGACTGTTTTTGCCCTCATTTTCTTTACGAAAGAATCGAGGATTTGGTGTCCGTGATCTAGGTCACCGCCACCAACATTTATCACATCATCCGGCGCGATAACATACTCACCACCTGCGGCCACAATCGGGACAGGAGGTTCAAGAGAGCCACCACCCGCTTTATGCGGCAAACCTAGCCCCGCATCTGTTCCGGGGAGACCAGACATATCTGGGATTTTACTGAAGATGGTGTTTGCCACTTTGAACCCGGCCATCGTGTTCCCTTCTCCCATTGCCGAGATGATGTCGGCTGGGATGACGTAAGAACCAGAAGGAACGTGCATAGGAAGGTGGTCGGTCCTTCCGGCAACAGGACTGTGGATTGGACCGACATGAATCTTCTCCGTATTGCCCTGTCCGGGACCGCCAAAAAATGATGCGCCGCCGTGGGCGCGTTGTTCACGAGCTGTTTTAAGCGCGATAGCCACCGCCTGCTTTTGTGGGCGGCCTGTATGAATCAGCTCACTGATGTTGGAGCTAACAGCCTTTTGCGAGGAACCTTTTTTCAGCGGCATGTCTTACCCCGGAGTATAGGTGACGTTGATGGACTGACCCGTCCCCGGCACAACAGTGAGGCCATTCGTAAATACCATTCCTACAGGGTAAATACCGACCGTGTTAGGTGTCGCGCACAAGGCGTTCGTAGCAGCAGGGGCCACTGTAGATGAAGCATTATTGATTAAGCCGCTACCGCTGCCCGCAACAACAACTGTGTACTTGACCAAATAACCGCTGCCATTGAAAACAATCGTGCTGCCCGTGACAGTCGCAGATGTGACCGTACCCTGACCACGCAAATTAGTTTGAGACACATTGTTGATGGCAACAACGCCATTTTTTTGGGCTGTAAGCAGATCACCAAGAGAGGCAGTCATCAGAATTTCCCATCTGGCTGAAAGCGGTAGCGTGTATTACCGAGACGCCAGAATGAACCGATGTCTTGGCTTTCCATTTTAATCGACACCAGACGGCCCCTAAAACGCGGAGTAATATAGGTCGTGTTCTGTGTCAGATTATATGGCCCATAAGTGATCGGTGTTTGGCCCGCATAGTCCGTGACATAGAAGGTCAATTTGACGTTCGCGTTCTGCGTACCGCCATAATAACCCCATTTCATGTCAGGCCAAATTTGGTCAACAAACATCTTATTTTCAGCTTCCGTAATGGCAAAGTAGCCTGTCTGGAAAGAAGAATACATCGGCTGCCCATCGGCATCGGTCGATGTTTCATGCTGATAAAGATATGTGTTTGTACCAGCACCAATTGGCGGTCCAAGCACAGATTCGTTAATCCATGCAGTGCGAGCCACATAAGGATTTTGACTTGTGTTCTGACCAAAATCCCACTGGTCTAAAACCACATTATATTTGACGTAGGCGTTGATCTCGCCGCTATTGCCCTTGGTCGGATAGAACCAAGAGACTTCGCCAAAGCGGCTATTCGCAGCAAACCTGATCTTATCAAGATTGTCGGTGTCCAAATCTTGGAAGATAACGTCCCAAACAGGGCAACGAATAGGCTCAACACCATTGCCGGAAAGGCGATAGAATTGGCTTTGACCCATCCAATATACCACGCCACCCATTGAACCAGCGCCCTTGCGACCAATCAAACCGCAACCAGTGCCAAGTTCGTTAAATTGATAGACGTATGGAGGGCCAGAGTATTGCATGGCCCAGCAACCCAGATCAGTCCAAATCAATCCCTGTTGTCCGGCTTGAATGCCTTGGACAATCTTTGAACCTTTAGGTAGGCGATATGAACCAGCCTGATTGGTGATTGATGGAATCCACTGATTGAAGTCGTTGACATCGCACCAGCGAATCAAAAGCGGGTCAATAATCCCGTCTGATGTTGAGCCAAAAGCAATGATCTGACGCTGTGGCATAGCGACAAACATGCCTTGATTTGTAGACGGAGCTTCAGGAATGGGCGTAGCAATAGGATTGCCGCTAGTTGGCGACCATTCATAAATGGGGCCACCAAATGGGCAAGCAAGAAAGATTTCGCCCCAGTTATCAAGCGTCCAATCAACAGCATTGATCGGCGTTCCTGAAGAACCTGTAGCGGAAATTCCAGTGCCATATCCACCAGCGCCGTATGGGCCCCTACCATATCCCTTTGCGGGGGGATTAGGGCCGATACCGCGATAATAAACATAATGGGCGTTGCCGCCATTCTGCGAACCTGTCGTGCTAGATGTCGCGCTATTGCTGGCAGAAATTACAAAGACGTTAGCCGATGTGACGCTGACAACAATGTAATTTCCATAAATGGTCACGCCGCCGACAGTTGTGGCAACCAATGCCGGATAAGTATCGCCTGCAACATAACCATGATCATTAAGCGTAACAGATACTAAGTCACTAAGGTTGGTCGTAGAATAACTTGCAACTGCGCCACCATTGGTCACGGTAGATGTCGCATATGCAGGATTACCAAGAACATTTTTGGCGTATATGTAATAAGTATTAACCGCAGGAACAGCATAGCATTGATATTGACCAAATAGGACAAGACCACCCACGCTGATCTGAGTTTGAATATCTACAACATCATAGTTGTTAACGGTTCGCCCGGTATCTGTAATGGTAATCTGATTGCTACCAGAAACTGTGCTGACACTTACAGCGACATTTACCGTGGTTTTTTGAGGCGTAATATCTGTGAGACCACCTGAGACAATGACACTTAATGCGCCACCGCCACCAGCCGCTACGCCTTCAGCCCCGACACCGAGATATGAATTGGAATTGGTATCTTCCCATGCCCAGAGGCAACGAACGATAGAGTTAATTGTGCTGCCAAAATACTTAGTCCAGCCGCCGAGCTTTTGAACAAGACCGCCCAATGTGCGATCAGGAATAAACCGGACGAGCTGACTATAGGAAATAGCCGCTTCGTTAAGAGCGGGGGTCTTATTTTGATCGACCCCCGGAATGAGTTTAAACGCTGCATGAGGCATAGGTTACCTCGTCGGCGTGGCGCTGATGGAAGGCTCTTGCGACGACCAAGCCGCAGCCTCGAACTTCTTGCGGTTTTCTTCCAGATCGGCATTCTTGAGAAGAACCTGATATTGGCTCTCGTAAGTAACTGCCATCTGTGGCTCATCATTGGCGCGACCAAAATTGCGTTGATAGGCACTGACGTAGATCATCGAAGCCATGATGAAGAGGTCAGGCAGATACAAGCTGATGAACGTGGTCGGGTTTGATACCGACAAGCTATCTGGGCGATAGGTTCCAATTAGCTCGCAGCTATAGTTGGCGTCTGGGTAAGGGCCCACCAAGAAATGATAATCATCAAAAGGAACCCAATAAATAGGCTGGCTGCGATTAGCAGGAGCACCAGAACCGCAAACGGCATCCAAAAACTCCTTGGTTGTCGGCAACAAAGGAACTCGTGTTCCCAATTCTGGATCAGATGTGCCTGCCGGAGTAATTAAGTTAATCTGCTCTGGAACCACAAAAGTGCCTGTCGGAACGACGATGCTACGGTTCCCGGCAGTTAGGCCATAGGCAGTCGTAGCAATCGACGTAAACAGGAAGTCGAGATCGCGGTACATGCGATTCTCGGCATAAGTGATCATCTGAGGAAGGATGACCTGAAATGCCGGATCAGTCGCCTCCACAACAGCCATCGTGGCAATCTGTTGGATGTAGCTGGTCGTCCCAGATACGCTACCATCATATGAAAGCCCGGTGGTCATGTCAGAAGCTCCGCTATCTCGCCACTATACCACAATCAGGCAAATTTGGCATAGGCTGCCGCCAGCTTCTGATCGTATTGGTTTTGGGCGTATTGAGGGCCATTATAGCCCTTTGCGAAGCCCGCCCAGTTCTTCGCTGCCAACTCGTCTTGAAGACCAGCAGCCTTGATGAAGGACGCCATTTGACGCAACTGACCAGCTTCCGATTCACAGGCTTCCACGACCATATCATGGACTGAAGCGCACCCTGCCAGCTTAAAGTTAGACCCCATGATCTGACCAAGGCCCCAAGACGTAGAGAGCAAAGCCGCCTCTTCATCAATGGCGCAAGCTCTCGTGACCTCTTCGTAGACCGCTTCAGAGCCCTTTGGATAGGGCTTTTCGCCCCATTTAGGATACGCTAGACCCTCTGCAACCGCTTCCGAAAGGAGGTTGGGTGTGTCTTTCAAGTGCTTATAAAAGTGGTGGCGCTCAAACAGGGCCTTGGGCCGACCAGCCTTATCAAAGCCAGAACCTGCCGCTTCGACGGTAATAACAGCACGAAAAGCTGCTGGCTCAACCCCGAGATCAGCCGCGATTTTATCGACTTCAGAAGGCTCTAACTTCCGCGCTTCGCCTGTGAAATCCATTATTTTTCCCCCTTAGCCATAAGGTCTGTTTTAGCTTTAGAGCCAGCCGATGAACCAAAATAATAGGCTACAACGCCTGTGAACGCGGTTTGAAGCGCACCCAACATTAGAAGAAGGGCTTCGTTGCCATTTTTAGGGACGCCATAGACAAACATATAGAACAGG